ATCTATAACCGTGGCTTTACTGCTGGTTATGTTGGTGGTGATGGTGTACCTTTATTTAGTACTGCTCACCCTAATACGTCTGGTGGTACATGGGCTAATAAACCAACAATTGACACAGACTTGTCTGAAGCATCCTTAGAAGATGCCGCTATTGCAATTATGGGTACTACTAATGATCGTGGTTTGTTAATCAATATCATGCCTAAGAGTTTGCATATTGCACGCCAAGAACACTTCAATGCTGCACGTATCTTGAAGTCTTTGAATCAATCTGGTACTAATAATAATGACTTGAACATCTTACGGGCTACTAATGCTATCCCTGAAGGTGCCATCATGAATCATTATTTCACAGCACCTCATGCTTGGTTTATTCGTACTAATGCTCCTGGTTTGGTCTACCAAGAACGTGAAGCCATTAGCTTTACTCAAGATAATGACTTCGATACAGACAATCATAAGTACAAAGGCTATGAGCGTTATACTGCTGGTTGGTATGACCCACGGGCAATATATGGCGTGAATGGTCCTTGAAGTAACATAATTTAGAAGATTTGTCAAGATAATACTTGACATTTCTTCTTTTTTGTGGTATACTATTAGTATAGAATAAGAATTCTATCCTTTCCTAACGCAGTTAATTCTGCGTCTATCTTGACGTTATTAAAGGAATTATAACATGGCACGTACTCCTCAACGCTCCCCTTGGGGCATTCAAAACGTAGACTACTCTGCATCACCTTTAGGTACTGTAGGTGAAGCTAACTACTCTGGCGCTCGTCAGAGCCATCCTCTTTTTATGTATCCTGCTCTTGATCCATTCCGTTTAATTCTAGAAAAGGATGACTTCTTAACTTTCCCTGCTACAGGATCATACACTACTACTGTTGTTGGTACAGGGACTGCTTCTGTAATTGTTGGTGTTGGTGGTATCTTACAGCTCAATACTTCCGCAGCAATAGGGGACGCTGTCTCTTTTCAAAATAGCACGGCTGATACAGCATTTACAAGTACTCTTCAAGGCTGGTATCACTGTCTGATTACGCCACAAGACTCAACTAACTCTGAGATACTTATTGGTTTAACTAACAGTACCACTACACCATTAACTGCTACAGATGGCTTCTATTTCCACAAAGCATCAGGTTCCCAGAACGTAGACCTAGTACTGGTTAATGCCGGAGTAGTAACTACAATTGCGGCTATTACAACTATGGCTGATGCAACACCTATTAAACTAAGCCTGTATTATAATGGTAAAGGTGAGTTAGCTTACTATGTCAATAATAACAAAGTTAGTTCTACAACTAACACTGCTGCTTTCCCTTTGAGCTCTGTTACACTTGCTAGTACTTTCTACGTTAAGACTGCTGCTGCTGCTGCTAAGTATCTTAACATAGACTACTTCCTAGTTGCTTTAGAGAGTAATCGCTAATGGCTAACTTATTCGCAGTCCAGACCTTAGTGGATGGGCCACGGAATGTTGTAGTGAAGGTGACGGGGGTATTAGATACCTCCGATCTAGCCTCTACAACAGTCATTGACCCCTCTACTTTGAGCGCAATAGGGGCTTTTGGTACACTACCTACCAAAGTTCGTATTGATATGATTGAGTATAACATTGAAGATACATTATCGGTAAATCTCTTTTGGGATGCTTCTACACCTGTTCTTGTCGGTGAGTTTGTTGGTAGAGGTGTCCAAAAGTATAATCATTTTGGTGGTCTCCAAAATAATGCTGGTGCTGGTATAACAGGTAAAATTACTGCTACAACTACTACTACTGGTACTGCAATTAGTGCAACTAACATTCTTAGCTTTACACTCTTTATAACTTTAGTAAAACAGTAAAGGTTTATTATGGGTCAGTCTGACTACTACGCAAAGGGTGAGTATAACACCATATGTGATGTTTGTGGTTTTAAGTATAAAAGTAGTCAGCTCCGTAAGCGATGGGATGGGTTTATGGTCTGTAGGAAAGATTGGGAACCAAGACACCCACAAGACTATGTTCGTGGAGTTAAGGATACCCAGAACCTTCCTTGGACAAGACCTGAACCTCCCGATACCTTTACCTCTTAAAGAAAGTATGTAATGACAGACACAACTTTTGTAGCTTATAGTAATGCAACTCCTATTACAGCAGCTTGGCTGAATGATGTAAACGCGCTTACCTATGACAAGATAGGTACACAAGTAAACCCACTTAACATAGACCGTATAGAACCTATAACAGCTATTGTCTCTGGAAATAACCTAACCATTGGTCTTAATCCTACTACTTTAGATTTTCGTAATTCTACTTTAACTAATGGTGTGCCTAATACAAGACAAGTAGGTGTTGCTTTATCTATGCTTGTTCCTTCTGGAGGAACTTTAGGTACAGCTAATGCTGTATCAACAGTTTTATTAGTCCTAGCTATTGACAATGCAGGTACAGTAGAATTAGCTGTAATTAACCCAACAAGTATTCTGGATGAATCTGGTTTAATAAGTACAACGGCTGTAAATACTTCTTCTAATTCTGCTGGTGTTGCTTATTCAACTACAGCTCGTACTACTGTACCTTATCGTGTTGTTGGTATGTTAATTAGTAATCAAGCTACTGCTGGTATATGGGCTACACAACCTACATTAGCTCAAGGCTCTGGCGGTAAGTCTGGTATAATCCCTGTAACAGATTTTCGTTATGCAGCCTCTATGCCTAACTTTAACGCAACAACAGCATCTAACCTAATTACCACTACCTTGGCAGGGGGTAAATACGACTTTCGTAACACAAATCTAGCCACAGGCACTCCGATTGAGTTTGGTCTGTTAAGTACATTAACGCTTGCAATGACCAGTACTGCTGCCTCATTAGGTGCAATAACAGCAGTTGCTACATCTCTAATTTATGCAATTGTTTATAACGCAGGAGTACCTCAATTAGCTGTTTGTAATATATCTGGCGGATTACAACTTGATGAAACTAATCTGATTACTACAACTGCGATTGGCTCAGGCTCTACTGCCGCAAACGTGTGGTACTCCACCACAGCAATAGCAACAGCATCACAGTATCGAATTGTCGGGCGTGTAGATGCTACATGGACTAGCGGTACTGGTTGGTCTAATCCGACGTTAGTACAGCCTGTTGGAGTTGGTGAGGCTTTGGCAGGGTTGAGTAGCTTTGGTTATGGACAGACAGATACTGACAAGACGGCAAGTAGGGCATTAGGAACAACTTACTACAATATTACAGGAAAACCGTTTAGGTTATGCGTTGAAATGAATGTGGCCTCCAGCGGAGTTACCATATTAACTGTCAATGGAATAACAAGATTTAGAGAGTATAACTCAGCACCATCAACAGTAGATAAAGCCTATGAAACAACTGCATTCCCAGGTCAGTCATATTCCGTAACTAGCAGTTTAGGGGGCTCGATAATCAAATGGACGGAGAGCATATAATGGCACTATGGATAGATAGTAACAATCAAGTACATGACGACATGGATAGTGCAGCTTTAGCATTACCAAGCTGGCCTAAAGGCATGTCACCATATACACCTCCACCAATTACACCTCCTACAGAAGCAGAAATATTTACACAAACAGAGGCTACTTATAATCAAGCAGTACAAGCCTATATTGTTTCTATCGCACAGAAAAAGGGTTATCGTGATGATGTAAGCTGCGCTAGTTACTTCAATGATCCACATCAGCCATTTGCATCTGATGCACAAGCATTTGTTCCTTGGCGTTCTAGTGTGTGGCAACAATGCTATATAGATTTGGCAGCAATTCAGGCTGGAACTATGGTTATGCCTACAAGTCCAGAAGCCTATATTTTAACTCTACCCATAGTACCATCAGGATTCTAAAGGATAATATTAAGTGAGTACTTCTGGAGTATCTACATTTAGTGTAACAACCTCTGACATTATCAATGGAGCTTTACGTCTTACAGGGGCATTTGGGGCATCTGATGCTGTACCAACCTCTGATTATAATAATGCTCTACAAGCCTTGAACATCATGATTAAGTCCCTGATGACCTCTGGTTATGAGTTATGGACTATTCAAGAGCTTCAACTACCTATAGTACAAGGTATTACAAGTTATAAAATAGGACAGACTGCTACAGGGACAGGTGCTTTAGTAGTAGATAGACCACTGCGTATTCAACAAGCATTTCTTCGGAATAACTCTTCTAATCTTGATGTAATGCTTCAGATTCTTAGTAGACAAGAATATGAACAATTAGGGTCTAAGTTTAGTCAAGGTGTTGTTAATAGCATTTTCTATGACCCACAAATACCTAATGGCATCCTGTATGTATACACAACCCCTTCTGATGCTCTCAGTACAATCCATCTTTTTGTACAAAGACCTATACAAGATATGGTAGCTACTACAGATACGTTTGACTTTCCCCAAGAATGGTACCAATGCTTGAAGTGGAGTCTAGCTTCTGAGATTGGTATGGAGTATGGTATACCTGAAAATGTAATGCAACGTATAGACATGAAAGCTAAGTTCTTTAAAGAAGAGATGAGTGCTTGGTCTCAAGAAGAGGCTTCTATGTTCTTTACTATGGATAACAGGTTCCTTCGCTAAGATGCCTACATTACGTCTACCTCTAGCAGAGCAATTTACCAACCGTGAT